TTAGGCTGTCTGTCAGCACTCAAGAACCTACGAAAATGAGCCATGAATAGGACGAAGCCCATCATCTCCGCTCACCGTGATGCCGATTTCGGCTTTGGTTTGCTGCCATGGGCAAAAGGTCCGCTCTTTGTTCTTGGCGCTGCCTACAAGTTCACGGTTGATATTCCGGGCAAGTTTTTCGGCGTTTATGAGATCCCTGCCGGATACCAATTCGACAAGGCGTCTATACCTGCCTTTTTTTGGGGTCCGCCTTTCAATTATACGCCCGATGGTTTATGCACGGTGCCCGCACTTGAGCATGATTTTCTTTGTGACCTCCTCAAAGGCGGAAGCTTTTGGCTAAGGGAAAAAGAGCCTGCTATTTTGCTTGTAGCCCCTCCTGCGTGGGTTGTGCATGAACATTTCAGGCTGCGACTGCTCGAAGAGAATGTTCGATCAGGGAAGGCTAATTTGATGGGCACAGCTGTCCGGTGGTTCGGCCCCAAAGGAAAAGCCTATTTCTGGCAAAAGAAATAACCAAATAGCCCCATGACCAAAACGGAAATCGCCAGAGAATTTATCACACGGTTTCCCGAGGTGGAAAATCGCACGCTTGCACGGGTAATCCATAAAGAACACCCCAAGGTTTTTTTAACTTTGGAGAATGCCCGAAACACGGTGAGGCACGTCCGAGGCGCAAAGGGGGAGAAGAGTAAAAAACGTATTGCGGACAAGAGTGCCTTCAAACCGCTTGGCTGGCAAAAGAACGTCATGCCAAAGACCCACGCCACAACGCGCAAGCCCGTTGTTCTTGACGGTGCGTTGAAGGTGCTGATCTTGTCCGACATTCACATCCCGTACCACGACGAGGTTGCCGTCGCCACTGCCATTGCGCATGGCAAAAAGAAGAAACCCGATGTGGTTATCCTCAACGGGGATATTGGCGACTTCTACGGCGTCTCCCGACACGACAAAGACCCTCGCCGATCCCTTGCCGACGAGCTAGATGCAATTCGCCAATTCCTTTTTCACCTCCGTGCTCAGTTCCCCAAAGCTCGTATCCTCTACAAGATTGGAAACCACGAAGCGCGAATGGAAATGTTTCTTGTCAAGAATGCGCCAGTTCTTCTCGGCGTAAGCGACTTTGAACTGCCCGTGCTTTTGAAGTTTGAGGAACTCAACATCGAGTTGGTGCCCTCACTAACCCTCATTCGGCTTGGTAGTCTGCCGATCTACCACGGACATGAACTGCCGCAGGGCATGTCGTCTCCAGTAAATCCTGCGCGTGGCATTTGGATGCGTGTGCAGGAATCGCTGATCTGCGGACATTGGCATCGCACCAGCGAGCACACGGAGTCTACGGGCCTAAACAAGAAACTCTCGTCCTGTTGGAGCACGGGTTGCCTCTGCGATTTGTCGCCGGACTATGCGATTGTGAACCGTTGGAACCACGGATTCGTCTGGGTTGAAACGCAGGCGGATGGAAACTACGAAGTCACCAACCACAAAATCATCAATGGAAGGGTCTACTAAATGGATTTTCTCAGGACCATTTGTGCTATCATTTTTGCGCTCGTATCTTTTGGCGCACTCGCAGTCATTGCGCTTTTCATTAGCTGCGATCTCGCAGCAGAGCAGGAGAGAAAACAAGACTTAGAAGACAAGAAGAACCGATGAAAACCATTTGCGTTGACCCCGGACACGGTATGTCCAACCGAAAAGCTCTCGTCTATGACTCGGGAGCCGTAAGCAACGGCTACTCTGAAGCTGATATTGTGATGGAGTTCGCCAACGTGCTTCGGCTAGAATTGGTCGCCCGAGGCTTTAAGGTGGTGAGAACGCGAGTGGATCACAAAGACCCTTGCCCTGTTTCTCGCCGCGATGACATCGCTAAAGCCTATGGTGCCGTATGCATGATCTCGCTTCACTGCAATGCCGCTGACGGAAAAGTCCGAGGCACAGAGACTTTCTTCCGTGGTGAGGATGATCGAGCTTTTGCTGAGGTGCTCAACACTGCCGTCGTAAAAGCGATGGGAACCAAAGACCGAGGTGTGAAGACCGAAAAAGATTCGCAGCACGCATCCCTAGCCGTCATGGAGTTTGACAAGTGCTGGCTGCTAGAACTTGGGTTTATCGACAACAAAGAAGACCGCACTTTGATGCTTTCCACAACGACACGACGTGCCGTTTGCAAAGCACTGGCAGACGCGATTTCCGCAAAGTTCGCTTGATTTGGTTTGCGCTTCAGCTATGGCGGTAGCCCACAATCAAAAATATGAAAAATCCAATCATCGCCTTCACAGGTTTAGCGCAATCAGGCAAAACTACCGCAGCAAATGCTTTCATCTCCATTGGGTATGATCGCATGTCCTTTGCGGACCCACTGAAGGCAATGGTGCGAAGCCTCACTAGCGTCACCGATAAGGACGCTCGTCCGCCCGAACTGTGTGGTAAGAGCTTGCGTGAAGTTTACCAGTCGCTGGGCACTGAATGGGGCCGGGGAATGGTCGGCTCGGACATCTGGATTCGTGCTGGGCAACGGAGGCTTGCTACGCTCATGGGGGATGTTGAGAGTGGGGCCATCCACGGCATTGTTTTGGATGACGTTCGGTTTTCCGACGAGGCATCTTTGGTCCGGGAACTCGGCGGTATCGTGATTGAAATCGCTCGGGCAGGGGTCGAGCGTATGGCGCACGCTTCGGAGGCGGGAATTTCTCGCGAGTTGATCGACTTTACGGTTAGCAACGAGGGTAGCGTTGAAGAACTGTGGGAAACTGTTCTAGCCGTGACAGGCAAAAGCTCCATGCGCTAGTTCTCTGGCGGCACGAACACAGGCAATCGCATCTTCTTTATTTTTAAAGTAGCCAAGATGTTTGTTGTTGATTCGCCCCTGCCATTTGGCGTTTAGTTTATTCCAGTTAACGCCCTTGAAGCCGCTAGTATTGTCAAAGGGGGTCTTGCGGTTCCAGCCGTTCTCCTTGCGAGATACGACCCGTAGATTTGCAATCCGGTTATCGCTTCTATCACGATTTACGTGGTCTAGAAAACCCACTGGCTCGTAACCGTGAAAGAGCAGCCAAGCTATTCGGTGAGCATAAAGCCTGCGATTTCGTATGGTAATTGATTTATACCCCTTCACACCAATGGCCGCCCCAGCGACAGCCCCAGCCTTCATGCGTTTCCCTCCTACTTTCCAGCGGATGTCCCCCGTTTCTGGGCAGTAGGATAGCCATTGGTCGATTATTTCAAAGGGGAGAAGTGGGCGGGGGTCCATAGTGTCGCGTGGGTTTGTGTTTGACGCAAAAAAGCTCGACCAGTGGAAGTTGATCGAGCTTTTAGCGGCTGGCACTATTGGTCGGACGCACCTTCCACAGTGACAGCCTATATTCGTGATGGTGGACCATCACGGCGACACTTGCAAGCAGAATCAATCAAGTCTTGCTAGTGCGTTGAAAAAAGAGTAGGTTTCTTTCAACATGGCACCTGCAAACTCCGCTTCTAAGCTTCTACCCTCGCTTCGGGTACCTTTTACTCCGCTAGCTACGGATGTTTTTGTTGTCGAGAGTTTTAATGTCGTCCAATCATCTAACGACTCAATCCCTGTTTATGGGACTCCGCACGACACTATCTCCAAGCTCAAGTCTTGGCCGAATCACAAGTTCTGCCACCAGACGCAAGCCGACGAGCAGGGGAACTATCAGCGTTGGTATGTAGCCGACCAAGAGGCTCAAAACCTTTACAATTACGAGATCAGCGATGCAGGTCAGTGGAAGTCCATCTCGCAGACTTTTGTCATCCCAAGAGCTGATTATGTGGCCCTGCCTGCTGCCCCTGCGACAACGTATCCGGCTCCTCCGAACCCTCCGATCGACACGACGGGGTATAGCATCACCTCGACGCAGGAACAGAAAATTGGTGAGCCAAAACTCGACAGCCTCTATGTTGCCGTTCAAGTAGTGCGGGAAAAGATCACCGACACGCAGACGCAGTATTCAGTCGATCTAGACACAAACCAGATTCGAGGAGCGGTAAGTCAGAAAGTCCCCGCTGGCACCCTAGCCACCGTGGTCGGGCCTTCGGGCACTTACACGAACGTTGATCCGAGCAACTCACTTTGGTCCACCGCTACGACAAGGAAAGCTGCCGGATTAGCTGGTAATGCAGTAAACGGGGTAGCCACAAGATTTCTTTACTACCGTGACAACTACTCTTGGCCGAGAGTTCTCAACTACATCAGCATTCAAGGAGTAAATTCGGACCCGACGGACATCTACTCCCCCACCGTTAGGTATTCTTGGTTCCCTGTCTGGCTTGCGGATGCCTTTGATGGGCCTTGCGACTACACATTGGTCGAACGCTGGACTCTTGTAAAACCCGTGTTCGGCGGCGATGGCAGTTGGAACACAGGCACGGTATGGAACGCAACAACTGTTTATGCCCTCAAGGCGTATGTCACGCACTTAGTTGGAGATACCCCAAAGTACTACCGATGCATATTGGCCCCAGCATCGGGGGTATCCCCTAACAACGCACCGGATAATTGGCTGGAGGTAGCCCCCGAAATCCCTTCAGAGACGCCAATGTTGAAGACAGAAATCGTCTTCCGAGGGTCTAACTTAAGCCTCAGTATCCCCGCTTGTTTGCACGAAAACTTGCGGCTTTGGGATGCTCAATTTTCGGCGAGTTACCCAGCGACGAACCCCCCTCGTTGGCCTGCTACAGTGTTGGCCCGTGTCACGGTATCCCCCGATCAAGGGGGTTATCTGACTCGCATGTTTTATGTCAATTCTCCTAGCCCAGCGGGAGTGGCGACGGGTATCAGCTTGGTTCAGACTGCAGGGTC